TGATTTCTCTAATTACCGTATGCTTACAGAGGATTCTTATGTCATTCAAGATGAAGATGGTTACGATTTAGTTCGTGAGGAATTTGATTTTGTTACTCAAGTTGGAGATCCATTTGAAGATAATACTGAAGTGCAAGATGAAGCAGATAATGTATTAGACTTCACAGAACACGATCCATTTAGTGAAGGTAATTACTAATGTTTAATCCATTCTATCATGGCACTATAAGAAAATATATTGTTGCATTTGGCACACTATTTAATGACATATACATTAATCGTATAAACACTGATGATGAAACTGTACAGACCATGAAAGTTCCTCTTTCATATGGCCCAAAGGAAAAGTTTCTTTCAAGATTACAGGGCGATCCAAACTTAAATAGACCAGTCGCTATGGTGCTTCCTCGCATGGCTTTTGAGTTGGTCACAATTGCATATGATCCAGAAAGAAAACTGAACACTCTAAATCGAAGTGTAACCCAAAGCACATCCAATACTGCTCAGTTGTTATATCAATATCAATCGGTTCCTTACAATCTAGGAATAACATTAGATATTATGACAAAGAATTCAGATGATGCTACTCGAATTGTAGAGCAGATACTTCCTTACTTCACACCTCAATGGACATTAACTTTAAACTTAGTGCCAGAATTAGGAACACAGGTAGATGTTCCTGTCATTCTAAACACAACAAGTTTACAAGACACTTATGAAGGTGATTTTACAAATCGTCGGGCTATTGTTTGGTCGCTTGGATTTACAATGAAAGGTCAGTTGTTTGGACCCACTAAGAAATCTGGCATCATCAAAAGAGCACATGTCAATTTCTATACACCTTCTACAAATACTGCTAGTGAAGGTGTAGGTATTACAGATATCTCGGAAAGAATAACTGTTACTCCCGGTCTTTTGTCTAATGGTTCTCCGACAACAAATGCAAATCTAACAATAGACAGTTCTCTTATCGATGCAAATGATAATTATGGTTACATCGTGGAGTTTGATAGCGTTTCGGATATCATCGTATGAAATCAGATAAAATTATATCAAATGCTTTAGATATTGAAGAGTTCGAAGAGTATACAGTGCAACCCCATATTGAAGAAGATGATTATGAGTTTGCTCGTAAAAATCTCAAAGATATTTTAATCAAGGGTTCTATTGCTCTTGACAAAATGATTGAGGTAGCAGATCTATCTCAGCATCCTCGTAGCTATGAGGTTGTTTCTACACTAATCAATTCTTTGTCTGCTTCTAATAAAGACCTCTTAGAATTGACTGTAAAGAAAAAACGAATTGACAAAACAGAAAATAAAGATCAAACCGTCAATAACAATTTATTCATAGGATCTACTGCGGAGCTTCAGAAACTTTTGAAGGGCGAATAATATGTCAGGAGATAATTATCTTGGTAATCCTCTTATCAAGAAATCCAATGTAAGATTAAGTTTCACCGCTGAACAGATTCAAGAATATGCTAAATGCGTAAAAGACCCAGTACACTTTATACAGAATTATGTAAAGATTGTCAACATTGATGCGGGTTTGGTTACCTTTAATCTTTATTCTTATCAAAAAAAGATTGTAGAAACTGCTGTAGACAATCGATTTGTTATCTGTAAAATGCCTCGTCAGTGTGGTAAAACTACAACAATCGTAGGTGTAATTCTTTGGCATATTTTATTTAATGAAAACTATAATGTGGCTATCCTTGCTCATAAGGCTAGTCAGGCTCGTGAAATTTTATCTCGTATTCAGTTTGCATATGAACATCTCCCCAAGTGGATGCAACAAGGTGTGGTCGAATGGAACAAGGGAAATATCGAGCTAGAAAATGGCGCGAAAGTGCTAGCTTCTGGCACATCTTCATCTGCCATTCGCGGTGGTTCATTCAATCTAATTTATCTTGACGAGTTTGCTTTCGTACCTAATAATCTTCAAGAACAGTTTTTCGCTTCAGTTTATCCTACCATTTCATCAGGTAAAACATCTAAGGTTCTAATTACTTCCACACCAAATGGATTAAATCTTTTTTACAAGTTATGGACTGATAGTGTTGATGATAAAAATGAATATAAGCATGTAGATGTACATTGGTCAGATACTCCCGGTAGAGATGAGCAATGGAAACGTCAAACCATTCGTAACACTTCGGAACAACAATTCAGGGTGGAATATGGTTGCGAGTTCTTGGGTTCATCTAATACGCTTATCGACCCATCCAAATTACAGACTTTAGTATTCTCTTATCCTATCAGTACCAAGTCGTATTTTGGTAGTGAAATGAAGGTCTATAAGGAACCAGAACAAGGTCATAAATACTTAGTTACAGTAGACGTAGCAGAAGGTGCAGGGTTAGACTATTCCGTTTGTCAAGTAATCGATGTTACATTTGTACCTTATCGTCAAGTTGCTACCTATAAGAACAATAATATTCATACACTAGTTTTTCCAGACGTTATAAGAAGCATTGCCATGTATTATAACGAAGCACTGGTTTTAGTTGAAATAAATAGTATTGGAAAACAAGTCGTAGAGAGTCTTCATTACGACTTAGAATATGAAGGAATTTTGACTGTGGATAAGTCTATTGCGGCTGGTCAGAAATTGACAGGTGGCTTTGGCGGTAAAACACAAATGGGTGTCAGGACAACCACTCAAGTAAAACGGATTGGTTGCAGTAATTTAAAAACTCTAATAGAAACTGATAAACTTATTTTATGTGATTTCGATACTATTAATGAATTGTTCAGATTTGTTAGTATGCGAAATACATTTATGGCAGAAGAAGGAAACGACGACTTAGTAATGGGATTGGTTTTGTTCTCATGGCTAATAAACCAACCTTATTTTAAGGACATGTCAGAAAGTGACGTTCATAAAGTACTGGTAGAAGCTGCGATGGAAGATGATCTTTTACCATTCATTTATGAAGAAAACGTTTCGACCTATAACAATGAACCAGTAGAGGTGGCTCCTGATCAATTTGAATCATATATGACTAATTAAAATCGTAAAATAATAAATAGAACAATAGCATATATCATCAAATCTGCTAAACGTTTTTCGTAAGGGAGAATAAACCATGCCATTCCAAGTTAGTCCCGGAGTCAATGTATCTGAAATTGACTTAACCACTATAGTTCCTGCGGTAAGCACCACAGAAGGTGCCATTGCAGGTGTTTTTCGTTGGGGTCCAATTGCTAAGCAAGTCCTTATCGATTCTGAAGAAAAGCTTGCTGCTCGATTCGGTAAGCCTGACAACACCAACCCAGAGACCTTTTTTACTGCTGCAAACTTCCTTGCATATGGCAACAAGCTTTATGTAAGTCGTGCAGCTAACACCACTGACACTACTGGTGCTAGCGGTGTTCTATCAGCTATGGCAAACACTGCTGCAATCGTTTCAAATGCACTTCATATCGTATTAAATGAAGACGATTATACTACTAAATCATCTGGTTTTGAAGCTGGTGTAGACTACATTGCTCGATATCCCGGTGCAATGGGAAGTTCACTAAAGATTTCAGTTTGTGATTCTGTAAATGCTTATGGAACTAATACAAGTGTTTTCGTAGCAAATAACGGTGTCTATGGTGTTACAGACAGTACCAAGATTTCTAATGCTGGTATTGCGTATGTTGTAGGCTCTAACCAAGCTACCATTTTCGTTGCTAATAGTTCTGGCAACTGGACAACTGCAACATCTGGTGCTGCTCAAAATGCATTAGAGCAGTTTGTAGCCAATACCATTATTGTAGGTAGCATTTTACGAGCTGGTAATACCACAATCGGTGTTCAAGATCTTAGAATTACTTCAATTGCTAATGCTGTATATGCCACTGCAAACACCAAACTTGTAGTAAATTTAAACGTTCCTTTTGCCTTATCTAGTGATGTATATTCAAATACAATTGTAAGAAATTGGGAATACTATAACGCAGTATCTAAGGCTCCCGGCACATCAGTTTATCAAAAAAACTTTGGTGGTAACACATCAGTTGTCGATGAGCTTCACGTTGTAGTTGCTGATGAAGACGGTAAGTTCTCTGGTGTTCCCGGTACAATTCTTGAAGTTTTCCAAGGTCTTTCAAGAGCCACAGATGCTAAGACAGAAGACGGCACTACACTTTATTACAAGAACGTAATCAATCAAAATTCTGGTTATGTTTGGTGGGCAAGTGATCGTTCTGGTGCTGCTAGCGCCGCCGCACTTACTATTTCAAATTCAACAAACCATCAACCAATGACATTATCCTTTGTCAATGGTTCAGACGGTCTTGATGAATCAAATATAGCTATCGGTGACTTAACTCGTGCTTATGACAAGTTCAAGTCCGCTGAAGATATTGATGTGTCATTGATTCTTCAGGGTAAAGCTCGTGGTGGTTCTACACAACCAACCGGTGCTGCTGCTGTAGCTGTTGGATATCAACTTGCAAATTATCTAATTGATAATATTGCTGGTTCTCGTAAAGATTGCGTTGTCTTCGTATCACCAGATAAGGATGACGTTGTGAATAATAGTGGTAAAGACGAAGCTCAAGATATTGTAGACTTCAGACTTGCACTTTCATCTAGCTCATATGCTGTTCTTGACTCTGGCTATAAATATCAATATGACAAG